TCAACTTATGTCGTTTGGCATCGTGTTTAATATATTTAAAGCATTGCTTTCATCATTCTCATATGTTTCTTCAAATATATGATTGTACACATCTAATGTAATTCGAATACTTTTGTGTCCTAATCGTTTACTAATGTAATGAATAGATACTCCATGATTGTAAAGATAACTACAATGAGTATGTCTTAGTGCATTTATTGTAATCTCTTTATCGATGCCAAGATACTCTCTTGCACGACTGAACATATCATTCGCAGTCCTGTATGCAATATTAAAGATATATTCTTGCTGATCTAATTCCATTGCTTCTATCTCATGTTTAATATGTGCCATATCATTGCTTGCCAGTGTAATAGTCCTTGGTGATGCTTCTGTCTTTGTACCATTTAAAAATAGTTTGTTGTTCTCAAAGTCGAAGTATTCATATTTAATGGTGTTGACTTCACTAAAGCGACCGCCTGTCACGTGTGAGATGAACAATAACAATGCACTTTTCGCACGTTTATTCCTAAAGTATTCCTTAGTATCTACATATTGTTGCAGTTGCATATACTTATATTCTTCCTTTTTAGGAGCCACTGTGCCCCAAACCTTCGCTCTATATGTTGGATTGCGTGGAATCAATCCATTGTAGACCGCATCTTCTAAACATGCTCTTACCTGTTGGTGCATCTTCAACACACTATTCTTAGTCAAACCTTCTGCGTAGTGATTGATAAATGACTGGTACTGATCTTGGTCTAAATCTTTTAGCCGCATATTCGGTGGAAAGTAATCTTCCATTTTCTTTAAGGTACTGATAAAACGGTTGTATGATTTATCTGATACGATATTCAGCTTATATGTGTCTACCCAACGCTCGTAGTAATCAAATAGAGATTCATTGGAGCTACTATCTACACCATGAGCTACATCAGTTATTATTTTCTGTATACGTGCTTGTGCTTCCTTCTTAGTCGCAAAACCTTGTTTTCTATACCGTTTGCCTTGATAACTAAAATTGTATCCCCACTTACCATTTACCTTTTTAGGTTCCATTCTATCCCTCCTAAAACTCTATACCAGACACTTTAGAGTGATTGACTAGCATGTCTATCCTTTTAAGTGCAACGTCCTCACACACGCCAAAATACGCCATTAAATCCGTTGCCTGATAGAGTCTGTTTTTGGTGATTAACTTTTCTGGCATCTGCAAGAGTAGTCCAAACTTTTCAGCTTCTGCTTCTTGGTACTCGTTGTATGCTCTAGGCATGTTGTGCTGTTGAGTCGCATGTAAAAACATGTGTCCTGCTTCATGACAAAATGCTTTAAACATCTCATTCCGTTTATCAAATTTAAGCCCGATAATGTCTACACCTGCTTTCTGTACATAAAAGTTAGATTGGTGATTGTAGAGTATGTGTACATCAAACATGTACGCTAAATGTTCTATGTTCAGATCGTGTACATCTAATATGGATAAATCCACGATGTCATTTACTTTCTGTTCGATTCTCATGCAAAAACCCCTTCATTATAGAACGTATGTTCGGTTTAAAGTTTAAAAAATTACTGACCACAAATGGATACTAGTGGTCAGCTAGTGTGCTATTATGAAATTATAGGATGCTGGGCGCTCGTGGATAGGTTATTGTTTTTCTACTCACTATCTATGCGTTGCACTTTCTGATTACTTTTATGAAATTCATCAGCTTAGCTCAAGGTTGCCATATCAATATGACTTAGGTTTCCCTTGAATTCACCCAGTACTCAGCTTATTATTACTAATAAGCAGGGCATTTATTACCACGAATTGGCGATAATCCACCATTTGAATTTATCTCATAGTTTCTTAACGTAGATGCTGTTTGTTCTATTAATTCGTCAATATTATTTCTTGCATTATCTTTCATTGCATCAATCCCCTTCATCATGTCGTCAACTTGGAGAGTTTGATCAACTGACTCAGGGCTAATCAATTTTGTTACCGCTACGGTTTTTTATCCGTGGCTTCTTTGTGTTTCCACAAAGCTCAGCATATGTGTTCATCCTATAACTGACCACTGTATAACCAATGGTCAGTTGGTTGAAAAATTATTGTAAATTGATAATCCCTGTTTGAGTTCCAAATATACCTGACTGTACTTGTAGTTGTTTAGTCTGACTGTCTACAACTTCTTGTGTTACATCATAGACAATTAGTGCATCACGTGAAGATCCTGGATTCAATTCTTCTGCAAGCAATCCAAGATTATCAGGACTGATTGCTTGGTTAGCATAAGTAGAAGCAACGCTGTCAGGTTCATATACTGTTTCACCATCTACAATTTTGAAATACTCACTCATCATCGTGATAGCTTCATTTTGATTGTTCGTGACAGTTACGTCTAAAACAAGATAAGTGTCATTTGCATTAGATGTCATTACATCACCAACTGAATCTTGTTGTGTGACACCGTGAACTGTAAAGTCTAGGTCGTCAACTGTTAAAGTATCTCCAATTCCCACTGTTTCAACAGCTTCATTTTCTTCGACAACTTCTTCATCTTCAGATGCAGATTCTTCTTGTTCACCGCTTTCAGTTTCTACCTGTTCTTCTGACTTACTAGATGTATTTTCATCAGTTTCTTCTGTAGCTTCTTCTGGAGTCGTATTAGTAGCGTTATCCCCACCACCTAATATCGCACCACAAGCGCCTAATAGAATGAGTACACCGAAAATGATCAATACCCACTTCAAACACCCGCCACGTTTTTTCTGTGACTTCATTTCTTGCTCTGACATAACACAATCCTCCTATAATTCTAATATATGTAAAATTTCTTTATAAATAATAGGGCAATGCCCTGATTATCTCATTTTATAGACTTATAATGTTTTTATATTTTGAATGTGTTTCTTTATTAACTTTGCCTTTTTGACCGTTGTTTTAAATGATAAATGTCTGTTCCCAACAAACAGTTTTAGTATATTAACATCTATTTCAACTGAAGAAAGTTTGTGTATTGGCATAATTTCTAAAGTCATTCTTTTTCCTAAAGAAATAAAGTGAACATTTAAACTATCGATTATCATTAGACCATTTGTAATAGGTGTCCAGCTACTGAGCATTCTTATTTCTTTTTTGCCTTGTTCGATGTGATCTATAAACATTACAGGATTTTCTGAATTAGAATGTTTGTTTATATAGTGTTGGAACTCAGCGGTGTTGAAATATTTCTTATTAGACGATTTGTGAATCAATAGGTCTTCGTAGATATAAAAATTCTTTGATGCTCGTTTAATAAAATATTGAGTTTCAACAAAGTTGTCTAAAGATTCTAAGTCGCTTGTAGGTTCAGCATTTTCATTGTTTTGGGAATGGGAAGTAGTGCTTCCAGTAATGAACTTTTTCCAATCCACGTAAACACCTACTTATTTTTATTCTTCTGTTTATATGATAGAAACTCTATCTTTTCATTAATCTCTTTAATTAATTCCTGCTTAACTTCTTCAGGCAAAGCATCAAATGCTTCTTTATCCTCAAACATGAAGGCATCAAAATCATCTGATGATTCTTTAGGAGTTCTACCATTTAATTCATCTAATGTTATATCGAAGTAATCAGCTATTTTAATCTGCATTTCATTATCAGGTGTTCTTCTATTCTGCTCATAAGATGAGTATGTCCCTTTTACGATTCCTAATATATCAGCCATATCCTGTTGAGTCTTTTTCTTACTTTTTCTAAGCTCGACTAACTTATCGCCAATCATAGGTTCCACACCCTTTCTAAATAGAAGTATATCAAATTGTATTACGTTTTGTAGTAGTTAGTATAAAAATATTACGAAATGTTGTATTTTACGCTTTACAAGTACAACGAAGTGTTATATATTATAAATACAACGTAACGTTGTACTAAGGAGGTGACTAAATGGAGAAGCTTAAAGAGTTACGTGAAGAAAAAGGATACACCCAAGATAGTCTAGCGAGAGAAGTAGGTCTATCTAAAGGTACAATATCAAGCTATGAGCAAGGTTTAAGAGGTATTACGGTACCTAGTGCAAAGAAACTAGGACAAGTTTTAGGTGTCGAATGGCATATTTTTTTTGAAAATGAGGTAAGCGAAACGTACGACAAAGTTAATTAGGAGGGATAACATGAAAAAGTTATTAGTAATAGCAACTCTCTCAATCGCAGTTGCAGCTGTTATCAAGAGAGTTACTGAGAAGAAGAAAACGGCTCAAATCAAACTGAATTTAGGAAACGGAGATTATAAAACATTTACAAAAGGTTTCGTAGATCCAAACCAACAAGATGATATCCATAATTTCGCTAAAGCAATAAGAAGCAATATAAGTAACTTTAAAACATTAGCGAATGACTCTCTAAAGAAGTCTGAACAATTAGATGAATCTTTAAATGAATTGAGTGATTTTGTAAAGAAAATGACTAAATAGAATATTCCTTACCACAGTTGGAACATTTTAAAAGGTTAGATTCTACATTAATTGTTCCTTTTTCACCACAGTTAGAACATTTTAATTTCTCACTTTCTTTCATCATCGAAGCTTTGTACTTATCTATTAGATCGTTCGAGAAATTGTTGAGGCTTCTACTCAAATCATTCATTTTACGCTTTTTGACCATCATTATCACCACCTTCATAAGGTGAGTATAGCAAAGAAAGGAAGTAACAAATGAACTCTATTATACAAATCGAAAATAAAGAAGATTTCGGTCTTGTCGTAAGTAGCAGAGTCGTAGCGGAAGAACTTTCAAAAAGACATGACCATGTAAAAAGGGATTTAGAGAAAATTTTAATATCCCCAGATGTGGGGGCATTGATTTTCGAATCAGAATACAAAGATTCGAGAGGTCGTACCCAAAAAGAATATCTTTTAACCAAAGACGGCTTCACTTTATACATGTTCAATATTCAAGGTCATAACGATTTCAAAATGAACTACATCAATAAATTTAATCAAATGGAAGATGAGTTGAAGAACAATGCACCGAAACTTCCTACAACGTACAAAGAAGCATTATTAGAACTCGTTGCTAAAGAAGAAGAAAACGAACAACTGAGATTAGAAACAGAAATTAGTAAACAACGCATTAATGAATTGAAACCTAAGGCAAGTTATTACGACAAGATATTACAAAACAAAAGTTTAGTAACTATCGGGCAAATTGCAAAAGATTACGGAATGTCAGCTCAATCATTAAACAAACTTCTACATGATTTAAAGATTCAATATAAACAATCTGGACAGTGGTTACTTTACTCAAAATATCACAGTAAAGGATTAACTCACTCAGATACTACTGAAATTGAACATAAAGACGGTAGCACATCTGTAAGAATGCACACGAAGTGGACTCAGAAAGGCAGACTTTTCTTGTATGACCTTCTTAAACAAAACGAAGTATTACCAATGATAGAAAGAGAGGCATCTTAAGTGGATAACCAACAAATTAAAACCCTAAAAGAAATTAAGGACAGTATTCCACGAATCATATGCGATAGAAAAGATATCTATGAAATTTCAAATGAACCAATCGGAAGTGAATCAACGAAATTAACAAGAGAAGAGTGGTTAGAAGCCCACCTTCAATATGTGATGGATTCTATCGAAGTTATGTTTTATGGAGAATTAAAGCAATTTAGCTCAAAGGAGAAAGAGCAACGCTTAAAAGAGGATGGTAAGGACTAGCGACCAACTAGCCTTACCAATGAGTTATCAGTTATGCGACTAACTTAATTAACTCTAAATAGAGTATAACGACTAATCAAATCAACAATCAATCATAAATAAATGACTGGAGGACAATTCATGGCGAATGTAATTGCAAGTTATAGACAAAGAAACAACTTAACTCAACAGGATGTAGCGAATGAGCTACACGTTGATAAATCATATATCAGTCGAGTAGAGAGCGGACAAAAACCACTCACACAGATGATGTGCAGTGCAGCTCTAAATAACACTACAGATGCTCAGATGCTTAATGATGTGGCGTATGAGATGACTGAAGGTTATGCACAACCGACCGCATCAGACAGAGTATACGACGGTCACAGACTGGCGTTCATGTACCGCATTGAGCGTGAAATAGAGGAGTTTATGAGTGTACTCAAGGCAAATCGTTTAGACAAACATCCTGAACATACAACTGATCAAGAACTTGAAGGACTCAAGCTCATGATAGCTGAATTACAAGATGTGCTGTTTGAAGGTACAAGCTTTGTAAACTGCCTAATCAATGATTACGGACTCACACCACAACAACTCAATGCGAATCGAGATGCACGTCTGAAGATGCAAAGGAGGATATAAACATGGCGATAACAGTAGTAGAAGTTGATGAGCTCAAACCGATGATTGCAGAGATTGTACAGTCCATCGTTAGCCAAAAACAAGATGAACGATTATTCATCACGCCAAAAGAATTTGCGGAAGAAATTGGGCTCACAATGCAGTACTTCAAAGACCACTTGCTATATGAAGAAAAATTCCAAAAAGCAGTGATTCAGAAGGACAGAAAAATCTATATCAAACGAGAACTCGGTAGGCAGTTAGCAGTCGATATTCTCGACAAATACAGGAGGTAAGCATATGAAAAAAGACTTCATGTACGCAATCATTTTAGCGATCGTATTCACGTCCGCACTATTGATTAAAAGTCATTTTGTAGATCCAGTCGTTAACGAAGTTTACGCAGATATTTACGGAATAGAGGAGGTTGGACATTGATGTTTGCAACTAATCAATTCTTAGCAGAAGAAAATGGAAACTTAAACGTTGAGTTGGAAAATTCACAAGACGAAATCAGTAGTCTTAGTGATGAACTACATGAAGTTGAACGTGATTTCGAAGATGTACAAGGCAAAGTGAAGTACGCACAGAAGAAGCTATTAATACTACATTCACAAGGTGATGTATCAAATCGAGCTTACCTGGTATTGAAGAAGGTGTTAGAGGATGCGGAATACTAAAGTAACTATCGAAGAATTAGCGGAAATTGTACCTGATTGCATGAAAAAACGACCGGTTGGCAGACCAGTCGTTAAGAAAAAATACTATAACAATATTTTAACACAGGAAGTGAAATCATGGCAGAACTCTTAAATGTAAAAGATTTAACGCATGAAGAATGGCTTAGAGAACGTAATACGGGGCTTGGTGGTAGTGATGCAGGTACTGTGCTTGGTGTGAACAAATGGAAGTCAAAAGCTCAGTTGTTCCTTGAAAAAACCAATCCTGAATTAAGGAAAGATATCGATAACGATTATATCCACTTTGGGAACATTCTTGAAGATGTTGTCGCAAAAGAATTTGAAAGAAGAACTGGTAAAAAAGTCAGACGTGATAACCGTATGTTAAGGCATCCTAAGCACGACTTTATGTTAGCAAACCTAGACAGAGTAGTCGTTGGTGAAAAGGCATTACTTGAATGCAAAACTACTTCTCAATACAACAAAGAACTGTGGGAAGGCGATGATGTGCCTGCACAGTACTTATGCCAGGTACAACATTATCTAGCTGTCACAGGCTATGAGAAAGCCTATATAGCAGTGTTGATTGGTGGTAATAACTTCGTTTGGAAAGAGATTGAACGAGATGAAGAGCTGATCAACATCATTATTGAAGCTGAATATGACTTTTGGCACAACAACGTATTAGCGAATGTAATACCTGAAATAGACGGTAGTGGTGCAATGACGAGTTTTATTAATCATATGTATTCAGAAATAGATGATGAACAAGTTGAGTTGTCAGAAGATGCGGACACACTAATTCGTGCGATTGAATCATGCAAGTCATCAATTAAAGAAACGAAAGAACTTCAATCTAAATACGAAAACCAACTCAAAGACACCTTGAAACACAGTACTAAAGGTGCATCTCAAAATTACATTGTAACTTGGAAACCTCAGACTAGACGAACACTCGATAAGAAGGCACTTGAAGAAGAATACGGCAAAGACACTTTAGACAAATATACAAAAGAAACTGAATCAAGAATTTTAAGAATCAAACAAATCAAGGAGGAACAATAATGTTTAAGCCGATTAAGGACTATGAACATTTATACCAAATAAATGAAAATGGAGATGTTTATAGTAATACGAGCAAGAGGCTTATCAAACCCTATATAAATCAAAGTGGTTACTTAATGATTGCTTTATCTAAGAATTCAAAAGCTAAACATCTTTTAGTTTCTAGATTAGTAGCTTCTCATTTTATAGAAAACCCTGATGATAAAGAACAAGTAAATCACAAGGATTGCAACAAGTTGAATAACCACATTTCAAATCTTGAGTGGGTTACTCATTTAGAGAACATTCGTCATGCTGTCGAAAAAGGCAAATATGTTTTATCTGACGAGCGAAGAGCGTTAGCTGGTAATTGGTTCAGAAAGAAAGTTGCTCAAGTTGACAGTGAAGGAAGAGTGATTAAGGTTTTTGACTCTGAAATAGAAGCATGCAATCACTTTGGTGTTCACAAAGGAACAATTTCTAGATATATCAGTGGTGTAAGAAAGAACAAAGAACTTAAATTCAAATATTTGGAGGAGATTAAATAATGAGTACAAATGAAAGTCTAAAACAACAAATAGCAACTCAAAAACAAAACGAAGTAGCGAACAACAATAAACCAAAAACGATAGGTGATTACATCGACCAAATGGCACCTGCAATGGCACAAGCATTACCGCAACACATGAGTATTGAGCGTATGACAAGAATGGCGACAACGGTTATTAGAACAACACCACAGCTAAAAGAAGCTGATGTATCGAGCCTACTTGGTGCAGTGATGCAATCAGCACAACTTGGACTTGAGCCTGGACCAATGGGCCACTGCTACTTCTTACCATTTAGAAACAACAAAAAAGGTACAACTGATGTGACGTTCATCATTGGTTACAGAGGAATGATTGACTTAGCAAGACGATCAGGACATATTCAATCAATTTATGCTCATGCAGTTTATGAAAACGACGAATTTGACTACCAATTAGGCTTACACAGTGATTTGAAGCATGTACCAGCTGAATCCGATAGAGGACAATTCAAAGGTGCTTATGCAGTCGCTCACTTCAAAGATGGTGGTTATCAATTCGAGTATATGCCGAAGTCAGAGATTGAGAAACGCCGAGCGAGAAGTAAAGCAGGCAACAGCAAATACAGCCCTTGGGCAACTGATTATGAAGAAATGGCTAAGAAAACAGTCATTCGTTACATGTGGAAATACCTACCTGTATCTGTAGAGATGCAACAAGCAGTATCACACGACGAAGGTGTAGGTAAGAACATCAAGGATATTACACCAGATGATGACAGCTATGTAGATATGCCTGAAATCGTAGCAGATTACCCTCAAGAAGAAGGTGCGACAGATGAATCAAATTAATTTAATTGGAAATTTAACAGCTGATCCCGAATTAAAATACTCACAAAATCAAAATGCTTACGTCAACTTTAATGTTGGCGTACAGCGACCTTTTAAAGATAAGCAATCAGGGGAGTATCAATCAGACTTCCCAAGATGTAAAGCATTTGGAAAGACAGCGGAAATAATCTCAGAACATTTCAGTAAGGGTTCAAAGATTGGAATTACAGGTTCTGTACAGACGGGACAATACCAGGATAAAGACGGAAAAACAGTGTTTACAACTGATGTGATGGTAAATCAAGTGACATTCGTTGAACGTAAGCAACAAAGTACAAATAACTATCAACAATCTAACAACGTACAAGCAAACCAGACTACAGGTAGCAAACCATCTTATGAAGATAATCCGTTCCAGAATAATCAAGGACCAGTAAATGTACAGGATGATGATTTGCCATTTTAAGAAAGGATGAATTCAATGGCTCAACGCAGAATGTTTAGTAAAAGAATCACTGAAACCGATACATTTTTAGATATGCCGATGTCTACTCAGTGCTTATATTTCCACTTAAATATGAGTGCTGATGATGATGGATTTATCGGAAATGTTAAGACAATAAAACGAATGGTTGGTGCAAGTGATGATGATTTAAAAATACTTTTGAGCAAAGAATTTTTGATTCCATTTGAAAGTGGAGTAGTCGTTATAAAGGATTGGAAAATCCATAATTACATTCAAAAAGATAGATATAACGAAACGATATATAAAGAGGAGAAATTAAGTTTAATAGAGAATAAAAACCGACAGTATCAACGTTTAGACGGCATGGATACAAAATGTATACAAAATGTATCCAGTTCGGATACACAGGTAAGGTTAGGTAAGGATAGGTTAGGTAAGGATAGGTCAGAGGAAGAAGAGCAAAAACCATCTGCGGCTGCTACTCTCTTAGAAAATTACTTTGGATCAATTACTCAATTCATGATGGAAGATGTTGAATACTACAAAAACTACTTCGATGACTTTAAAAAAATACTTGAACTAACTATCGACATATCTAGACAACGTGGTGTAAAGAACTGGAAATACAACAAGAGCATCTTAAATGACTGGAAAGGCCATAACTTAAAAACTGTTGAAGATATCAAACATCATGAGAATAGAAGTAAAGTCAATAAGTATAAAAATCAAGTCACACACGAACTACCACCAGAGCAAGAAGAACAGTATAAAAAATTAGGTTTCTAGGAGGTTAGATTAAATGGAATTAGCGCAGTACATGCAGTACGCCAAAATGAAGGACTCAAAAGTTGAGTTTACTGGTGAAAATTGCGAGACCTGTAAACGACCGTTAAAGAAACTTACGAAGTATTTTCAAGATGGTACAGAAGAAACCACAATCACTGGTTGTATATGTAAAGCGACTGAAAAAGTAAATGCAATACAGAATGACTTGAACACTAAGAAGTTTATCAATGCATCTGTGATTGATATTGAGTATCAAAATGCACAGTTTGAGGATTTAAACGTTGATACAGACCAACAAGCGAAAGCGATTGAAGTTGCTAAAGACTATATTAATAACTTTGACGATAAGCTAAAAAATGGTCGTGGACTAGTAATACAAGGCTCATTCGGAACTGGCAAGACCTATCTGTCAGCAATTATCAGAAACGCATTGATAAAAGAGAACTACAAAGTACTTTTCATCAAGTTTGCGGATTACTTCGACATGATGGTGACCACATCAAAAGATACAGACGGTAAAACGGATGGCATTTATTACATGGCTAAAGATGCTGATCTATTAATACTCGATGAAGTCAACGCTGAACAGAACAACTGGGAAGCAAAAGAGCTGTACAAGATTACTGATGCTCGTATGAATAAGAGTACGATTTACACGACCAATTATTCAAGCAAGGACTTTAAGAAGTCTATGAAGATGAATCAAATCTTTACACGGATGATGAACCGTAAAGACACCATCATCTTGAACGGTAAAGACTACCGAATCGGAGGATAAAGTTATGCGACTAACTGAATTAGACTTACCTGTCAGTCCAGAGATGGCACTGGCAGGAAAATTGGAACGACGTGAGACCATCACAAAAGACGATATAAGCGCTTTGGAGTTGTTTGGGGAAGGTTGGATAGATTTCTTATTGAGTAAGCCACAATCGACTGTAAGGGCTAAATTAGCGGATGTATTGGTGTATTTATGGAGGGATAGCGATGACGGGCTTACGAGATTTGAGCAAGAAACAACGATCAATTGCTAAATCTAACGGTATTAAAGATAAAACGTTATCTAATCGGTTGCACTCTGGTTGGGAAGTAGAACGAGCAATTACCCAGGCACCGCTAGTTTATACAGGTGGCATGAATTATAAAGGGAATCACATCACAAAAACACAACGTGAACAAGCGAATGCAATTGGTATTAGTGATGGATTGATTCAGTGGAGACTAGAAATTGGTTGGACTGTAGAACAAGCAGTTAGTACACCTGTAAGGAAATACAAGAAAAAGAAGAAGAGTAAGAACATAAGTAATCAAGAAGTATTTGAAGTGATAGGACGTATTAAATACTACAACTCAATAAACGCACAAACGCCAATGGTGTATCCGAAGAAAATGGTGCAACAGCTGAATGAAATGGGTTACCAGGTTGAAGATGTCAAAGCGTTAGCGTTTTAAAGAAAGGTGAACGGCATGAGTAGAGCAATAAGGAAAACGAGAATATTTGAAATTTATGATAACGGACGTTTGTTGATGGAAGGCTCAACAAGTGAGATTGCACAACAAATTGGGCGTAGTCAAGGTTATGTCACTAAATTAATCAGAAAGCCTACAGAACGCTATACAATGCGTGAAGTCGGTACTAAAGAGCAAGTATTCGCTTTTTACATCGGTGAGCGATTTATCGCAACTGGCACATTAGATGAAATCGCAGAAGCCAGTGGCGAGACTCTACAGACTTTAAAGTTTATACGCTCAAATGTTGCCGAAGAACGCAACTTGCATAAAAAATTAATCGTTTTGGAAGGTGAGACAGTGATTCAACGTAAAGGGATAAAAGAAAAACACGCACCAAAAACCGTCAAGGAACGTAGAGAACAGATTCAAGTATACAAAACTAGACCTGTTGCACCAGTAGTATGGAAACCGTCTGAGTACAGTAAGCATTTATTCGATCAGTGCTTCAAGGGGTGGGGCTGATGGCTAAAGTATTGAATTTGTACATGCGTGGTACAGAGCCTGTCGGTACTGCTACTTTTGATAAGGCTAAAAACGCCTACAAGGTAGTCTACAACGAATCAATTTACTACGACAATGAATTTATACCTTTAGAAGATTTTGAAGAATACAAGAACAATAGGGGGCTCAATTCATTAGCTGGTGAACAAGTAACTTTGGAGGACTTGCTATGAAGCAACTAACGATATATGCAAGCAGTGAAGGCACTAAGAACTTTGTGGAAATCGGTAACTACGATGGTTTGAGTTACGTAGGAGAGAATCCTTACAATTACAACTTTATTAGAATCCATGAGAGTGATGATAAAAATAATTTTCTACATCACATTCCGAAAAGGTTTTATGGAGATTTATTAAGTAAGTTCGAAAAACTTTATATAGACCGATTTGGAAATCAACTTAGTTTAGACGATCTGCTATGAAAAAGACATTTGACATTTGCTTAATGAATGATGACTGCACATACGTGACACAAACAATTAACGGTGCGAAGAACATAATCGTCACAGAACGTATTGAACTAACACTTAACGAGCTAGAGAACATCATAAATCAAGCTGAGAAAATCGCTAAAGGTAAGTATGGTTTTGATGTGTATTACAGACGAGCGGACAAGTTGCACAAATTGCATACAAGAGATAATTCGCTTGCTTACTGTAACGACACCGTAAAGGCAAACGAAAACGCATTAAGCCATGCGAGAAAGATATACAATCCTGCAAGTAAAGCAGAACAAATTACAATGTTTTAGGAGGTACTACATGCAACAACTCGAATTATTCACCGAAAAACAATTCGGCTTCAAGTACCGTAAGCGACTGTACAACGCTAATCAGAATTACATGTACACCGCAATACCGATTGAAGAAGGTTACAAGCTCGTGCCTGTGTCAGTCTTGTTGAAAAAGAATACAGAAATACTTTATCTCAGTAAATCTGAGTATAAACAATTCATCTCTGATCGTGAGCTTACAGAAGTGATACCGAAAGAAGTGGCGGAAAGGGTGAGCGTATGAACCTAATCATCAGAACAGTCATTGCCGTAATCCTCTTAGGACTCATTTTAAACACTGTACAGAGCCATACAGACGATGCGAGGTACGAAGTTCTATTAGATGACTATGAAGCCTTACAGGAAGCATATGACAAGTTATACGAAGGCTATAACGATTTGCAACAAGACTACTCACGTAAAACAGAACAGATTGAGTATTTAGAGTACAGAATAATGAGTGATGATGAGATTAGCGAAGAATTGAAACAAGAGATTAAAGAGAATGTGCCTGAGGAGGACGAGTAAATGGATAACAAAAGAAAAATTGAACATATATCTGAATCAATCAAAGCTATTGTAGGGTCGAGTAATGCGATAGGAGAAACAAATTTTGATAATCAATCTAATGAAAATTTAGGTGTGAAAGAAGAAATTACTTGGTTACTTATAAACGATTTATTAGATTCAGTAAAAAATATTGATAGCCACCTGTATTCAGTTAATAACAATGGCAAGAAAGCGGTAAATGCTTTAAAGAATATGAGAGATGTGATAAATGAAATTTTGGAAGATTATGAGGAGGACAACTAAATGTTAAAGACGATTAAGAGGTTTGTACATTCATTTATAGTTTGGTACTTATTCAAATGCGGTGGAGCTTTTCACCACGGTAAGTATGACAGTGGTGAAGGTAAATACGTTGTAATAATGACTGAGAAAGACTATCACAATTACACACACAGAAAATTTTAAGGGAGGACAACTAAATGTTAAAGACGATTAAGACGACTAAACAAATTGATTTTTTCGAATTAGTTAAAGGAGTCCAAGCAGGAATTTATAAACATGGGGACTATCGAGTCATTGAAAGAGAAGAAGGTTCTGTTTGGATAGATTTAGGTGGATTTATATTAGAAGAGGTAGACAATAAAATTTTGTACACGGATTTATTTGAGGTCGAAGTCGAAGAACCGATTACGGAAGATACGGTGTTTGAAGTTTTAGTAGAATTGAACATCAATGGCTGGGTTTTTACTTACGACGAACATGCATACACTATAGCTGAAATCAAAGACGAAGAAACTAACTGTATACACGCTCTAATCAACGGACGTCTAGAACTCGTGTGGGAGTGTGATGAAGAATGAGTTATGAATTTAAAGAAGAGATACTTTTAGATATTGGGACAGAACCTAACTGTAATTATGAAAGTGAATCTAATAGATACTACGATAAAATCGATGAAATCGACCACGTATACGCACAAGCTGCCAAAGCTGACGAGTACGAAGCGAAGGCGAAGGCGTTTGATGAAATTTTAAAAGTGTTTGAATCATCGCCAACTAAAGATTATGCACACCTATGGCTTTCTGAGGATGTAGTAGAAATCATATGTAAGTACAAAGGTCAGCTACCATGACTCAAATCGGACTCGAACTCATTTTTATATTCAGTCTGTTTGTCGGCTCGGCAGTAACGTTGGTAGGTATGTTAGGTTACGCAATATTTAAATGGTGGAGGAATGGATAACATGAATAAATTACAAATCAAACAACTCAGTGAATCGGCTACATTGCCGACTAGAAGTCACAAACACGACGCTGGCTTAGACCTATACGATAGCGAGGACACTCTAGTCACTTACACACATGCGAGTGTTATACCAACTGGTATCGCAGTCAACATTCCACCAGGTTATGAAGGACAGATTAGACCACGATCTGGTAAGTCGTCTAAAACGAATCTAAGAGTGATTCTTGGCACTGTGGATAGTGGGTATAACGGGGAAATTGGTGTTATAGCAGACACATTGAACAAGTCGAATTATCTAGTTAAGAAAGGTGAAAAGATTGCACAGTTAGTTGTCTCACCAATCGCTTTACCAATTCTAGAAATAGTAGACCAATTCGACACTCAGAGTGCTAGAGGATCTAACGGCTTTGGTAGTACAGATAAGGAGGTTAAGTAATGGAATTATATATAGTTAAAGTCAAAGACTTATTTTTATCAAATGAGTGGGAAAGTATTGGTGCTTATCATCTAACTTCGCAACCACAAGAAAAAGGCATTAAGTTTTATGAGGATGAAGCAACCGCTAATTTTATAGCAGATAAGATGAACGGAACAGTCATTTCTCTATCCGAAAATAACGAGGTGCATCGGTAGTGCCTGGTTCGACGGAACAGACCAGTGGAGGTAAGAGTATTTTAGATAAGGTAAAAGAGATATTAGGACGTGATAATGATGATTGACTTCTACGTAATGGGTACACCAGTTGCCATGCCACGACCAAGGGTAGTAAGGACACCGAGTGGTAAGACGAGGACATACAACACAAGTAAAAGTACAACGTATAAGCAGATGATTAAGATACATGCGAAGAATGCCATGAATAAGGCTCACAAGCACATCACAGAGCGCCCGTTGAAGGTAAGTATTACATTTGTATTCGCACCACCGAAAAGCTACACCAAGAAGAAATTAAAGGCGATAGAAGAAGGGGCTTTGTATTACACAAAGAAGCCCGATCTCGATAATCTTGCTAAAACCATACTAGATGCATGTAACAATGTTGTATACAGGGATGATTCACAGGTAGTGACACTATCGCTGAACAAAGAGTACGGACACGCTGACCACGTGAAAATTAATATACAAGAGGTGTAGATGATTTATGAGTTATGCGACTAAAAGATATTCAATTGAAAAGATTATGGATTTAATAAATGATTATCCATATTACATCTCTAGAATTAATGAATTAAGGAAGAATTACCAAGGTGTAGTGAGTGGTGGTAATATTGCTCAATATGGAATAGAAGCAACACTACCTAAACCGCAAGGGAACAATAGTGATCCAATACAGAATGAAGTACAAAGATTGCTCAGAATGGATAAAGAGTTATCAAGGTTAGAGCATAAGGTTTTATATGTTCAAAATAGAATGGACAGAATACTGGATGAGAAGATGAATAGTGTGTTCCATTTGAGATTATGTGGAAAAACCTATAAGGAAATAGCGAATGAGCTAAATTTATCATCTCAAAGAGTGCATCAGATTATGAAAGAAATATGCTACTTACTGCAAGACTAGAAAAACTTGATAAACTTGAATTATTAGAAAAAATCGACTAAATAATGAATTTTAATCTAAAATTGAAGGCGGGTCGGAGTGGTAAAACACCACTGAGTAGACCAAACAGACTCACGCCATGAGTCCTCCCTCATATAGAACGCAAGACATCACATTACGTGGTGTCTTTTTTGTTTGTTATTTGAATACTGTCAAACATACTTTCACATTTATTAGATAGAGGTTGTGTTGGCAGTATTGAAGTAATAAATAAATACAAGGAGGTGATGAGATTGGCTAGGAAAAGTTATTACGAAAGATTAGAGATTGATGACAAGTTAGATCTAGTAGAAGGATGGAAAAGAGATGGACTAACTGATGAGCAGGTCGCTAAGAATTTAGGTGTTTCTTGGAACACGGTGAAGAAGTGGAAAAAAGAAGAAAAAGCTTTTATGACTGCCATAAAAACGGGTAAGGAACAAGCTGACTATCAATTAGAGAACGCTTTGCATAAGAGAGCAACTGGTTACTACTACGAAGAAGAAACAGTAACTAACCAAGGCGAGATTGTAACTGTGAGGAAGTATGAGCACGCCAATCCGACATCCCTCATCTTTGCATTGAAGAATAGATTACCTCACAAGTACAGAGATAGAGTCGAGCAATCGATTGAACATACAGGAGAGGTGAGTTTTGTTGACGACATCAATTAAGATATCAGAACTTATTCCTAAAGCGTTCCATACGTTCTGGAAAGCATCACTAGATCCAAACATACTCAACGTTGTATGCAAAGGTGGACGTGGTAGTGGTAAGTCGTCAGACATTGCTCATGTAATTGTACAGATGCTTATGCGATATCCAGTTAATGCAGTAGGCATACGTAAGATTGACAACACGATTGAGTTATCTATCTTTGAACAGATTAAGTGGGCTATATCAGAACAGAAGGTAAGTCATCTGTTTAAAGTGAATAAATCACCGATGAGAATTACGTATTTACCTCGTGGCAACTACATGGTATTCAGAGGCGCTAAAGAGCCTGAGCGTATTAAGTCATTGAAATCAGCAGAGTTCCCTTTCGCTATAGCGTGGATAGAAGAACTTGCGGAGTTTTTAACAGAAGATGAAGTGACGACCATTACTAACTCACTGCTACGTGGTGAATTGGATAATGGTCTTTTTTATAAATTCTTTTACTCGTATAACCCCCCGAAAAGGAAATCTAGCTGGGTGAATAAAAAGTATGAATCAGCGTTTATCGCATCAAACAGCTTTGTACATCACTCAACTTACTTAGACAATCCTTTTATATCAAAACAATTCATCGAAGAAGCAGAAGCGACAAAAGAGCGTAATGAACGTAAATACAGACATGAGTATTTAGGCGAAGCGATTGGCTCAGGTGTTGTACCATTCGATAACTTAGAATTTAGAACGATTACAGATGATGAGTTAGCAACATTTGATAATTATCGTTATGGAAATGACTTTGGATATGCAACTGATCCGAACGCTTTTGTCGTCTGGCACTATGACAAAAAGAAACGAATGATATATGCAATTGATGAAATATATAAAGTGAAGATGAGCAATAGGGAGTTAGCTCAAGAGATTATTAAAAAAGGTTATCAAGATGAGTACATCTTAGCTGATAGTGCAGAGCCTAAGAGTATTGATGAATTGCGTAAGCAACATGGTATTCGTCGTATTAAAGGTGCTAAAAAAGGCAAGGACAGCGTAGAGTTTGGTGAGCGTTGGTTAGACGACTTAGATGCAATTGTCATTGACCCGAAACGTACACCGAACATCGCAAGAGAATTTGAAAACATTGACTATGAAACAGACAAAGATGGCAATGTGAAACCAAGATTGCAAGATAAAGATAATCATACGATAGATGCAACTCGCTATAGTTTAAGTCTTGATATGAAAGCACCAACAATGAGTATTCTTAAATAAGGAGGGATGGCATGGATCCATTTACTACACCACACGATGAAGTATTACTTGCAGGTGTTAAGCCTGAACATGAAACCCAAGAAGAAATGATTATACGATTACTTAAACAACATCAACATAATGTAAGGATATATGAGACTGGTCAGAAATATTACGACAACAAAAATGATATTAAAGATAGAGATGTACCAAAGAATGCTGAAGGTGTACCTGATTACGATAAGCCAGACTGGCGAATTACACACCCAATACATGCGAACCTAGTAGACCAAAAGGTTGGTCATGCTCTCACCAATCCAGTGAGTTTCAAGCATAAAGACGAAAGTGTTACAAAGAAAATAAATGAGCTACTCGGCTATGAATTTGATGATGATTTGAACGACATATTCATTGCATCGTCTAACAAAGGCATTGAGTGGTTACATCCATTCGTAAATGAAGATGGCGAGTTTAAGTTCATGCAGATACCTGCAGAACAAATCGTACCAATCTATGCAGATAGAAAAGAACGAGAGTTAGAAGCAGTTATACGTAGTTACACATACGAACGTGAAAGACGAGTGGAGTACTGGACTAAAGAAGATGTCACTTACTACATCTATCTAGACAATCGACTTCATTTAGGTTGGTATCACGGAATGGATGAGAGTAACCCTACAACACACCTAGACGACGTTAGTTGGGGAAGGGTACCATTTATACCATTTAAGAACAATTCTCAAGCAGTGGGCGATATATGGCGTTACAAAGCGTTGATTGATGCAATGGATAATCAGACAAGTAACGTACAGAACACGTTTGATGAAGCGACTGAATTAATCTATGTATTAAAAGGTTATGAAGGTGAAAATCTATCCACGTTTATGCGGAACTTAAAACACTATAAAGCCATTAATGTTGATGGTGACGGTGGAGTAGACACGATTCAGATTGAAGTACCTGTTAAATCGTCAAATGAGTGGCTAGAGCAGTTAAGAAAGTATATCTACGATTATGGTCGTGGGATTGATTTCCAACGCCAGAGCCTAGGAAATAGCCCGTCTGGTATAGCGCTAAGATTCTTGTATTCAGACTTAGATTTAAAAGTGAAAGACTTAATACGTAAAGCAATACCATCAATCAAACAGCTGCTATGGTTTGTATTTGAGTTTTCAGATGATAATGGTGAGATTGCCAATGAAGTGGAAATTTCCTTTAGCATTAACCGCATGGTCAATGAATTAGAGCAATCTCAAATCGCTAGTATGTCACAAACGCTTATCAGTCAAGATACAATCATTGAGAATCATCCGTGGGTATCAGACTTGGAAGGCGAAAAGGAACGTATGGAAAGTGAAGATGACCGAATTGATACAGAACTTCCAATAAAGGGAGTTGAGGATGATGAATTGGAATGATTTAGGACGTCAAATTGATGTGCTTATCGGAATGACTGAGAACAGCATCAATCAACAGTTACAATCAAGAATTAATGAGATTATTTCAATGTATGAGTCAATGGTTAGTAGTTATTCTGAAGAAGAAAGCTTAGAAAATCTGAATAAGTACAATCGTTTACAGAAAGCAATTAAACAAGTTGAACAAGACATTACAAAAGATTATTCAACACTATATACTACAATCGCATATGCTCAAGTATTGGCATTTATCCATTCGACATTGGGTAGTGCTTTTTTATTGTCTGGAATGACTGGAATTGTTCCTGTAATTGCATTTCCTATGTTATTAGAGCTTAAAAAATTTCTTAAACGAGACACCGAAGAATTCGACTTACTCAATACTTTATCTTCTCACCGAACAAGCATGTTAAGAGAAGTCAAAGGTACACTAAATTCTGGAGTCATTAACAATGAAAGTCCACGTTCAACTAAATTAAAGTTAAAGCGTATAGCGAATAAGTATACTTCAAGAGTACAAAAAGTTTCTACTCATGAAATCGGACGTGCTGAATCATTAGCGGAAATAGAACTTGGTGATAAATATGAGAAAGCTATTGAACAGTTAAACAAAACGGCTGAGAAAGCGCCAAAAGGCTTTAAATTCGACGATAAAGAACGTGGCAAACGTTTTGTTGATGAAGGTAGCAAGTTAAAACGTATTTGGATATCTCAGCGAGATACTAGGGTACGTCCTACTCACGTTATCTTAGATGGTCAAGTTGCGGATTCAGAAGGTCTGTTTTACTCTAAGTCAACTGCAACCTATGGTAAAGGTCCTCGTATGATGATAGGTATCAATCAGATGCAAGAAAACATGGGGTGTAGATGTTCGGTAGGTTATAGAGTGAATGGAATTGAGTTAGATCATATGGACGATGAATTTTTAAGCGAAGAACATCGAGATGTATATGAACGTACTTCATTTGATGAATATCAAGTTTGGTTGCAATTCAATGAAGATAATATTGCACCTGATTACTACGAACAGTTATCAAAGCGTATGATGTGGTACAAAAATGCATCAATGAACACCGAAGAACGTACTCAACATAATTTAATGACTGATGCAAAACGTTTTAGACAAATGGTACAACGTGGCTTTCATAAAAAGAAAGATGGCAGTTGGGGATATTAATATGGTATGGAATGAGGCAACAGTATTCCTTGTCATCATGACAGTTCTTAGCTTGTTATCTGCGATTAACGTAATTTCCCAAGGCGACTACTTTCAAGGTATGTTGCTTATTTTTATTGTCATTTTGTTAGTCATTCTAATAAGGATTGCGAGTTGGGAGGTCTAATAATGAAAGACAAAATCGAACAGTACCTAAAAGATATTGCAAAGAACACGGCTGAAATAACTAAAGAGTTGAAGAAAATAAACAGAAGTAAGCCTATGATTAATATGAAAATTGGTGAAAAGCAACGAGAAGATATACAGAAATGGAAAGAAGAAAAAGGAATATAAACCTCTGAAGGGAGTGATGCTTTATTAACACAAGCACGAAAACTCATTAGAGGAGGTGGTCTGCCATGATGATAAGAGTGGCAATATCTTGATAGTCATACATTGACTCGTCCTAGATAAGACGTTAAAAGGTCTATTTTTAATGCTCGCACAAGCGTTATTGTGCAAACCTCGTGCAGGAGAGAGACCTGCGATAACAAACAACTGTAAAGGATGATTATAAATGCCAATGCAAAGAGAATTTCTTAGAGGACTTGGACTGGAAGAAGAAACGGTAACGAAAGTAATAAATGAACATCACAATAATATTGCGGAAATGGAAAAGAAGGCGAATGATTACAAAGCTGAACTCGATTCTGCGAATGATGAACTTAAAAACCGTGACGAACAGATTGAAGACCTTAAGAAATCAACAACGAACAACGAAGATTTACAGAAACAGTTAGACGAATACAAAGCCAATAACGAGAAGTACGAACAAGAATTACAGAGTACACGTTTGAACAATGCAATCAAGTTGGCAGTAGCTAAAGATGCGAATGATCCAGACGATGTACTAGCGTTGCTAGATAAATCGGACTTAGAGCTTGACGGTGACACAGTGAAAGGTCTTGACGACAAAATCACTGCTTTACGTGAGTCTAAACCTTATCTATTCGAGCAACCAAAAGGTAAGACAGGCAGAACGCCACAAGATGGCAATCCTCCACAGTCTATGACTAAGGAACAAATTATGGGCATGACAGACCCTATCGCACGTCAAAAAGCGATTAAAGAAAATATGAATCTATTTAATTAAAAAGGAGTTTTAAATATGACAAAGAACAAACAGTATGATTTAAAGTACAAATTAAACATTCAACACTTTGCTGCACAAGACTTTCCTGAGCAAAACTTACAAACGGTAGCAAACCTAGATAACTTCCGTGAGAAGTCAATTGATTATGTATACCGCTTTGAAGAATCACTACGTGACTTCCAAAGAGCAATCGGTATCTCACGATTAATGCCAGTGCAATCAGGTATGAAGATTGAATTACTTGGTAAGCCAACTGTAGAACTGGCAGACGGTAACGTACCTGAAGGTGAAATCATTCCACTTTCTAGAGTGACACCAGCTGTCCTTGAAGAAAAGAAAATCACACTTAAAAAATATCGTAAAGCAACTTCTGGTGAAGCAATTCAAACTTACGGCGCTGACCAAGCAGTCGCTTACACTGATGATGCACTTGTAAAAGAAATTCAAAAAGACATTAGAACAGACTTATTTGACCTTGTACAATCGGGTGAAGCTCAAACTAACCTGAATGAAGCGAATGGGCTACAAGGTGCACTAGCGACTTCATGGGGTGCATTACAGACTGTATTTGAAGATGACACAATCCGTGTTGTTGTATTTGCGCATCCAATGGATGTTGCACAAGCAATTGCAGACAAGCAATTAACACTTGAATCTTCATTTGGTCTGAACTACTACACAGATGTGACAGGTACTATCGTGTTTACTTCTACGCAAGTTGCACAAGGTAGCGTATATGCGACTGCATCTGAAAACTTAGTGCTTGCTTACATCAATTCAAGTACTTCTGATGTGGCTAGACAGTTCGGTCTAACTTCTGATTCAACTGGATTCATTGGAATGAAACACTTCTTGCACGACGAATCATTCACTCAACAGACATTAGCAGTATCAGGTATCTTAATGTTCCCTGAACGTCTTGACGGTGTGGTGAAAGTCCCTTTAGCAGCAGCGACGGGGGAGTAATCGCACAGGCATCAGCGCCTGATTACAGTGAGTATACCGTCGCAGAACTTAAAGGAATGTTAGATGAAAGAGGAATTGAATATTCTTCTAGTGACCTAAAAGCAGACTTAATTTCACTGTTGGAAGGATAGGTGATAAAAATGGATGCAGATAAAGTGAAGATTATTAATAAATGGGCGCTCGATGACACATCTAAGGATGCAAGCATTGAAGCGCTCATTCCACATTATGCAGGCGTTGCATCAGAATACTGTAATCAAGTATTCATAGAGCCTTATCCACTCACTGTGCAGGAGTTTATCGCTAAGATGATTGAGTTCCACAATCCAGGGCTTTCGAGTCGGTCAATGGGTACAGTTAGCTACTCTTTTGATAATGAATACGAAGATAAGCTATACAAGCTACTCAAACCGTATAGAAAGGTATCGTGGGGTGGTAAATAATGTACTTGGATGAATTTCCTCACACAATCATAATCGAGCGTACAGAGCGTATTGTGGACGACACAGTCTATCCACCAAAAGAAGTAGTCAACACATCCACACACTATTTAAAAGCGTTCATGGACACGCCTAGTACATCTCAGCAAGCGAATTACCATAGTTTAGATATACGTCTAGATAGAGTTCTGTACGTGCCTTACGGCTCGGATATTACTCGTCTAGACGTTTTTATTTACGATGGTGAACGCTATGAGTTTGTTGGCGACCTACAAGATCAGGGCGGTCAACATGAAATTATGTCTGCACCTGTGAGGAGGCTTGCCAATGGCTAGAAATAAACTCGCAAGTGCTTTGAAAGCTTTTAGTGACAAAACTATTGCTCAAACCATCAAAGGTGTTGAGACCACTCGTGATATCCACTACAACGAAACTCGTAGAAGAATTGCTGTAGATACAGGCGAGACACGAGAAGGAATCACTAAAACTGCAGTCACACGAAGTGGGAGTACTATCTCAGCTGAGGTATTTGTGCTAGGTATGGTTCCTATTTGGCTTGAGTTTGGTACAGGTATCCATGCTGTATCAGGCGGTGGTGGCTCACGTGCTAAGAAAATTCCGTGGACTTACTACAAAGATGGCAGATTTTATACTACCTACGGTATGGTTGCACAGCCTTTCTGGTTTCCATCACTTGATATCACAGGTCAGTATTTCAAAAACTACTTTAGTAATTAGGAGGTGATTGTATGAGTAACTGGGTATCTGCTCACGAGCCGTTATATAACGCTTTGTTTAACCACTTATTGCAGTCACCGCTAAAAGCTAAAGTGACTGGTATATACGATGGCATGAAGATGGATTTGATTAAACCTTATGCAATTGTTGGGGAAACAGATGTAATCGAATCTGAATCATCTACAGGCATGCATGAGGACATAGCAGTACAAATGCATATATACGCTGATAGTAAACCTGAGTGTCGTGAGTTATTAAGAATGTTGAAGTATTACGCTAAGCAAAAGCCATTCAGTTTTGATGGCTATGAAATAACAAAAGTAAGACTATCAAACGAACAAGTGATGAATGATATAGACAATAAGACATCACATGGTGTTTTGAGAATTGTTTATACCGTTCGTCACAAACTATTATTTGAAAGGATGAGTTAAATGGCAGTAGATAAATGGACATTACTTGGTATTCCTGCAGATGTACCGACTGCAGAAGCGACTGCAGAAAATTATGTACTAACTGGTACAAGTGAGTTTTCTCATGAAATGGAAAATGAATTAAGAGAATCAATCAAAGGTAATCGTAAAGATTGGAGTGGAGGTGTTGTTGAAGAAACAATCTCAGTAACATTCCCTTATGACCCAACATTCAGAGCTGATAGAGATTTTAAAGAAGCATGTAAATATGGACGACAAATGCGATTCTGGATTATCGATAACACTTTAATTGATACAGGAGAAACTGCTACACATAATTCAACATTTGCATATGTTATTCCTGAATCACGTTCACTTTCTGTAGATGATGAAGAAGATAACATTGAAGTATCGCTTAAAGTTAAGCTGAATTCTGCTGATGGAGAAGAACCAAAACTTCCAGACGAAATCCTAGATCCATCATTAGCAGGTCAAGTTGCTTACGAAACTATTGGTCAAGAGACAGGCGATTTAGAAACGGTAGACTCACAAAACGTTTAATTATAGGGTGGCGTATGCCACTCTTTTTTATTTATCTATTTTGAAGGGATTTGTAAAACATGACTGAATCAATTACTGAAATCAGAATTAATGACAAGATTTTTAAAGCTAAAGGTACTTATTTATTTGGTAAAACGGCTAAGAAGTACGCTACTAATGAAGTAGACGAAGAAACAGGTAAAAAGTTAGAAACCGATGGCGTAACTTCCATATTCATGGGCTTAATGCAACAAGATCCAGATAAACTCATTGAATTTTGGCATAGTGCCACTTCTCATTATTTAAAAGAACAACCGTCTTTTGAAGAAATTGCAACAACAATTGAGGACATTGCAGCTGAGACGGGTGATTTAAAACCATACTTCGTTGGTGCGCTACGCATGTTAAATGAAGATGGTTACTACAAGGGAAAATTGCAGACCCTTTGGTTTATGATGAAGCGTTCATCTCAGACGAAGAAAGGCGAAGACAAAGAGAAAGCGAAGGAGTCTCAGGAACTGTTCGTGGAACTGTACGAGGAAATCACGGGCAATCCGCCGTACGAAATCAAGGCTTAGACTTTGATTATGTAATCGAAAAGACCATACAACTAATCGGTTATATTCCTGTACCTGAATTAGAACTCCTCACTCCACACGAGTGGGAACAGATGATAAAAGGTGCTAGACATAAACGATTAGATGGTTTAGAGGATATGCGTACACAATCAATCATGTTCGCTCAATTAAATAATGGTAAGAATGTTAAACAAATTAGTAAGAAGATTGAAGAAGAACGTGCGTTGATTAATCAATCTAAATCAAGCTATGAGTATGATAAAAAACAAAAACGTAAGCATGCACGTGCCACTAGAATGGTACAACAAAAAGCATTGCAACGTTGGCTAGATAAGAAAAAATCAAAATAGATAAATAAGAAAGGAGTGGGGCGATGGATGATGTATCAAGGTTTGTAGCTGAAATACAAGCTGATATTAGAGACTTTGAACGTAAGTTGAAACGTGCGCAAGCTCAAGCAGCATCATTACAGGATGAAGTTGAAGTAGAAGTTGATGCGGACATTAGTCGCTTCAGACGTGGATTGCTACAGGCAGAAGCCATGTCACGTATTTTTTCACGGAAAAATATTGAAAAGAATGTTGTCCTTAGATTCAAAAATGCTAGACAAAATTTAAGAAACTTCGTCACAGAAGTAGATAGAATGAACGATAACTTCCAAAACGAACTCATGAGACTAGCGAAAATGATTTCTGCAGTTGGAACAGTGCTAGGTAACATGGTACGTGGAACATTGGTTGCATCATTCAGTGCTTTAATACCGATTATTGCAGGTCTAACATCAGCGGTAATGGCGTTAGGTAATGCAATTGGTGTGACTGCAGGTAATTTAGCAGGTTTCCTCGGTGCAGTTGGTATAGCATTTGCTGGTGCTGCTGCATACGGTGGTTTGGTTGCATCTGTACTTGCTAGATACAATGATGAAGCTTTTGAAGCAACTGAAGCATCTAATGCTTTCACTAGAGCGTTAGATAGTATTAAAGCGACTTGGAATGGAATAGTTGATCAGAACATCGACAAGATATTCATGCAAATGGGTCAAGCAATATACACTGCTCAATTCGCATTGGAAGGTCTAACACCATTCATAAACCAAGTGGTCGATTCCATGACGAGAATGACAAATGAGTTGAAAGCATTCGTGCAAGAGTCTCCGACAATGCTTAGGTTTTTTGACAATATGAACTCAAAAGGTACAGCAGTTTTTGAGAACATAATTCGTGGACTAGGACGATTCGGACAAGGTCTAATCGATATGGTCAACGCCGCAATGCCTTTAATTGAATGGGTAGCAGAGGGTTTCAATAACTTAGGCACTCAATTTGCTGAGTGGGCATCAAGAATGGCAGAAACGAATGGTTTTCATGATTTCATAGCGTATGTTCAAGAGAATATGCCTAAGATTGGTAAGATATTTGGTGACTTTTTCCTAGGAGTTATCGATTTATTCGCTGCATTCGGTGAGAACAGCTCGACAGTTTTAGATGGATTACAAAATATGATGGAACGCTTTAGAGAGTGGTCGTCCACAATTAAGGAATCAGACGGATTCCAAAAGTTTATCGACTATATCCAAACTAATGGACCAACTGTAGTAAGTTTGATTGGAAACATCGTGATGATGGTTGTCAACTTCGCAACTGCCATGGCACCGATTGCACAGATTGTATTAAATGTTGTGACTGCAATTACTGGATGGATATCTGAATTATTCAAAGCGAATCCAATTGTTGCACAGATTGTAGGGTTAATTACAACCTTAGCTGGTATATTGATGATATTAGCTCCAGCATTCATATTTGTAAAAGAAACTTTAATTCCTTTTATAGCTACTTTATTCAGATTTTTAAAGATAGGGACTTTAGTTAGAGGGGTAATATCCCTACTAGGTAAAGGACTTTCTATGCTATTAGGTCCAGTAGGATGGGTTATAACTGGAATACTTTTATTAGCTGAAGCCTTTGTTACTCTTTATCAGAATGTCGAAGGATTCCGTAATATTGTAAACACAGTTTGGGAGTTCGTGACCACATTCATTCAAGAAAGAATTGCATTAATCATTGAAACCTTTAATCAATTTAGAGAACAAGGACAGGGAATATTTGAAGCAGCTTGGAATACGATTGTTACGATCATTTCTGAAGGATTGGCTCAAACTTGGACTGCAATCACGACTTGGATTTCAGAAGTTATTACAGCATTTATTGAGTGGGGAACTGGAGTTGTAGAAAGCATAAGAACAGCTTTAATGGCTTTTGGTTTAATTATTCTCACAAAATTACTTGAAGCTAAAACCGCCTTTACAACATGGATTTCTGACATAATTACAGGTATTATCGATTTTGGAATAAATTTAGTGACTACTATTACTAATGCATTAATTCAATTCGCTACTGCAATTTTGACTAACTTAACGACTGCATACAATAATTTCATCACTTGGATAACTAATGTCATAACAAGCATTATACAATTCGGTGTAAATCTAGTGACCACAATCACAACAGCATTAGTTCAGTTTGCAACTGCAATTGCGACAAATCTCGCTACAGCATTTACAAACTTTACAACGTGGATAGCGAACGTGATTTCTAGCATCATTAGCTTTGGTGCAAGCATCATCAGTAGTATCGCTTCAACAATGGCATCATTCGTGTCCAGTATTGCAAGTGGTTTAGCGAGTGCGATTAGCTCGATTGCATCATTCATCGCATCTGGAATCAGTGCAATCATCAGTTTTGGAGCGCAAATTGTCTCCACTATCGTTAGTGCGATGGCTAATTTTGTGAGTTCTATTGCTAGTGGAACAGCTAATGCTCTGAGTACTATCTCAAGTTTTATCGCATCAGGAATCAGTGCTATCGTGTCCTTTGGGGCTCAAATCGTGTCTGCTATCATATCTGCAATGTCAGAATTTGTGTCTGCTATCGTTTCTGGTGGTGCAAATGCGGTGAGTGCAGTAACAACTATGGGTAGCAATATTGTATCCGCAGTCGCTGGTTTTGTCGGTGACATGGTTAGCGCAGGTGCTGATTTAATACGTGGTCTTGTTGACGGAATTAAAAGTATGGCAAGTTCAGCTATAAACGCTGCTAAAGGTGTTGTTGGTGATGCCATAGCAGGTGCTAAAAACTTACTCGGTATCAACTCTCCATCACGTGTATTCCGTTCATTTGGTGAATATACAATGCAAGGTCTACAAATAGGTATTGAACGCATGGGTAGTCGTGCAGTCGGTGCAGTCACAGATGTGGCTAGGGATATGACAAACTCGTTTGCACCGGACTTAACGACTACCGCTGATATAGATAGTCAGATTGGAAACTTCAACCGTGAGCTACGCAGTACAGTGGATGCAGACATCCAATCCGGCATTGAAACACAACGCCCACAAGTCAATGTGACTGTACGAAATGAAGGCGATGTTGAGATGATCCGAAGTTATATTCAGGAAGAAGATGGAATAGATGAAAGTTTAGCATTCTAGGAGGTGCTTATAATTTTTGTAGATGCAGAATTAATTAAAAATGGCACGAGTTATCTTGTGTCGAATAACAAACTGACGGGCACCTCACTAGAGGTGCTTTCTTTTGTAGTTGGTGGAATACAACAGAATCAAACGTTTAACGACGGTATAGACGGTCGTAGCAGACTGTTTGCTGGTAGTGAAGATAAGTTTAGGAAAATCACTTTAAACATTAAGGCTGATGCGTATGACATTCACGACATATCACATTTACGAAACGCAATAAATGAATTGTTCGATGGTGAATTTTATATTCGTGAGAAACGAATAAAATCAGTCGATGTGGAATATGAGTCGCCTGGTCAGAAAACAGGGGAACTTAATTTTGGTGAACCTGAATATGTGAATGGACAACAGCACAAAGTGGTTAAGGTCAATGCAATCGACCACGAAGAACTACTGACGAATGAATTTGTGATTGAATTGGAAACAACAGACTTACCTTATGGCGAGAGTGTATACACCACTAAAGAATTAAATGATACAGGCTTAAGTGCTTTAGCTGAGAAGTACGGACTTGTCGATAACATTGATGACGAAAAAACGCAGTATGTGTTCACCGAAAAAACATTCAGCGTTTGGAACGCAGGCAATGTGACGGTAGAGCCTGAAAGCATGTATATCTACATCACGCTAGGCTTAGTGACCACAGACGGATCGTTGAAGTTCACAAATAAAACAACGGGTGAAACGTTTGCGTTTAACAAATCGGTGACTAATCGGAATATATATCTGGACGGTATGAACATTATGGAAGGTACTGCAATCAATGCGTTAAGGAATACGAACAGGCAACGAATAAGACTTGTACCAGGAGTGAATAACTTTGAAATTACAGGGGCAACGTTTAGTCAGATTACCGTTAGTTTTAAATTTTATTATATGTAAGGGAGGAGGATTTTAAATGGCTTTTATTTTTGGAAGTGTATGGGATAGACGTAATAGAAATGCGCTAAATGAATTATCTAAAAGTGTTGAACGTCAAGGAATATCCATTCAAGATTTAGTTGCTAATGGACAATTGACACCTGCGCAGTATGCGACGTTGATACAAACTGTCAACGGACTATTAAAAAGTGGCGAAGTCGGTTACTACGATTTAAATAATAGTTTAAGAAGTAACGTTGATTCTATTGCTGACAAAATAAAAAAAGGGCAAGTGACCGCTGATGATTTTAACAAAAATGGAAGACTGCTTGATAGTACATTCTTTACATCTGATTTTTTAGCACAATTAAATAATGGCACTATCGAAGCAACTAATCTACTGGATGATAGTGTAGAAAATAGACATCTTGTGAATGGCGCAGTTGATTACGAGAATATATCGGATGACGGAGTAGAGGGTTTAAACTTTGAATCTGCTATACGTGAGTTCTATGGTGTCAATAAAAACTTGATATTGAATCCGACCGGAGAATTGCATCTCACCACATACGCTTCTCAAGTTGAAGATATATACTATCATTCATTACAATCTTCAAGCAGCCCATCGGGGTCACTGACTAATGATAAGAAGATAGTTTTAGCCCCTCAAACAGGTTATTTTTTCTATCGGTTAAAAGTTGTCGGTGAATTGTTAAACAAAAGAGTGGTAAGTTTTATTGTTCAAAATTCAAATCCCGAAGCAACTATTGGCATACGTTTTTTAGACAGTTCATTCACACAAATAGGTGGCGCGATTTATCCGAGTAGAAAAGACTTTGGTATATATGGTATAGAAAATATAACTGTCCCTTCAAACGCTAATGTCATTGAATTTAGAGCAGATAACAGGGGAGGATCTTTAAGCGCCACTATTACAAATCCTATTGTGATGGCATCTCCAAGAATAAATTTAAGAGATGGATATATCAATGAATTGGAACAACACTTAGAAAAAGTTGAAGCTGATTTAGAAAAGTATAAAATCGATGATGCAGACAAGTTACCACCGATTAAGGTTAAAACTCCAAATAATTTCAGTCTTAAAAATACTGAAATAAGCGACCGAATTTATTACGATGGTAAAGATACTTTTATGACGGATTATGACGTTTCAGAAAGTAAACGTAATTTAGGAACGACTTACTATGTAGACTTTGAAAACGGTGTAAACAGCGCAGACGGTCTAACTCCTCAAACTCCTTTTAAAACATATGCTCAAGCTATTACTAGAGCTGATGTTGGTGAAATAAAATTAAAAGGCGGCAATCATTACAGATACAACGCCGCTTTGCCTGCTGTCAATAAAAATATTAATATATCTAGTTATGATGGTGTGGCACGACTAATTGCGACCAATAAACCAAGTTGGGTAAAAACGAGCGGATACAAAAATGTGTATCAAACCGAACAAAAAAACACGCAAAAAGTGGTCGATTTAAGGATCCCTGATGGCGATGGATATTTAACTTACGAACTTGTAAATTCAATATCCGAAGTGAATAATACTACTAATTCATTTTATGTAATAGATAACACGACTTATATTCACGCTAAAGAACAACCCGACAATAATGATGTATTACCATTAATCTCGAATCAAAACATCTTGACGACAAATGATATTACCTACCTGTATTTAGAAAACATCGAAGTAATCGGCGGACAAAGGCCTGTCCGTACAGTAGCTAACGGAATCAGATTTTACGCTAAAAATTGTAAATTCCTTCACGGTTTACAAGTAAACGCAAACGGTCTTGAAATTGTAGGTGGGGTATCATCTGTATGCCAAAATGTTATCGCTGCTAAAAATCCGATGGACGGATTTAACTACCACATGGGTACTGGCGGTAGCAAGCCTTATATGAATGAAATTGGTTGCAAAGGTATAGACAATGGAGAGTTAAAAGGTACAGGCGGAAGCCGATCTGATAATGGCTCAACGCTTCATGATGGGCTCAAAGGTATTAGATTAAATGGTTACTATGGTTATAATGACGGTGGTAACATCGCTGATGTCAATGCAGGAACGGAATCATGGAATCTGAACTGTATCGCATTTGATTCTTACCAGGGCTATGACATTATAGTGAACGGTGGCGCTAAGATATTCCTTGATAACGTATCTACAATAGGTAGTGCCAAGAGTATTATTTCACAAAGTGTCGACGATGAAGTATACATCCGCCGTGGTGAATTTGGGAATAAAGAAATAGCGGGTACTGAAATTAGTTATTAGAAAGCGAGGTGAACCACTATAACATTTTTAACAGACCTACAAGGCAATGAACACGCCATCACCGCAGTTAAAACGATGCACTCGGAAGTCAACGGCGATGAGGATATTAAGCTGAAGATTTACAAACAGCGAAACAGCAATCTCGATTTAAAATCTATATCCGAAATGTGGACAGTCACGCAGGATGACATCGAGTATAAAATCACGTATATCAAGCAAATAACAAACGGGAATGGCTTTCACTTAGATGTGAGGGGTATTCCTCTTTTTTATGATAAATTCCGCACAAGCATTATTCATTACCTGTATAACGGCTCACTGACGGCAGTAGACTACTTCACACGAGTGTTTGATGGCACAGGTTATAATTTTGTTCTCGTCAATCCTTCTTACGCTGAACAGTGGGAGGGCTTCGGCAAGGGTCAGACACGTATGGAGCTGTTTAAAAAAGGGTTAGATCGTTACGGCTACGAATTTTACATTCAAGGAAAAACGATTTACCTAAAGCATCAAATCGGGAATGATACGAACTTTGAATACCGCTACAAACTGAACGCTTCCAACGTATCGAAAGCAGTTGATGCCAGCGCACTCATCACACACATTAAAGGTTTCGGAAACTTTGAAGAAGGCGAAGAAGATTACTTAAAGAACGCTAAGCTCAAAAGCGAGAAAACTTCCCCACTTGCAGATATTGTAGGTATCCGTGAGCCGAAAGTTTTTAAAGACGGACGTATTACGAGCAAGGACACGTTGGATGCACGATTACAGAAAGAAATAGACGAATCGCTGTACATTACCGTTGAAGCGACCTTGCACGATGTTCGTAAAATGGGATATGAAACAGCCGTCCCATTGAAAGGTGACAGAACATTCCTAGTCGATGAGCGGATTGGGTTCGATGCCGAAATACGTGTGCAGTCCGTTACAACAACGAAAGACGAGCGTAACCGTATTACTCAATGTGATGTAGTATTCGGCAGTGCCAACGCAGGCAAACGATTTAAAGCGAATTTATCTACAGTTGCAAAAAATATGGCGGATTTACTTGCAGGTAAAATACAGCTACCGTTTGATGTATTAGAAAGTATGTCGAAAGATTTACTGCTGAAAATACAATCGGTAGACAGTGAGTTAAAGCTCGATAACGGCATATTTGCAATCGACAAAGCAAATCCGAACAACATTCTCGGCTTAAACAGTGCTGGTATTTATATATCCACAGATGGTGGCAAGACTGCTCCAACGGTTATCAGCGCAGACGGTATTGTGGCTAACGCAATTACGAGTGGACAGATACTCACTCACTTAGTCCGAGTTGTCGGGACAAAGGGTTTATTCAGCATTGATGGCGATGTGGCGAAGTGGACAGATGCGAGTGATTTAAATCGATATACGGAGATAACACCGCAAGGCGCACACTTCCGAAACGGGCACGTTAGAATATCCACATCTAGTGGGCGTGACGTTATCAATAACGGTTTCATACTGCGGAATCCCGCTGTATCGTGGACATACCCACACTCTTTCGGTCCCGATGTTAGGCAAGGAGATGGAGAGTTTTCTAAAAACTATATTCTCACTTCAAGCAACCAGTACCAGACCGGTGGCTTCTTCAGTTTCAGTCATGAAGCGCGTTATTTACGCGTGTACGTTACGTTGAACACTCTATCATCAGCACCGGCAGCTCGAGCGAGATTACGTATGCTCAATCAATATTCAAACGAGCAGAGGACGACATTAAATGATGATTTAGAATACGGTAGCAGATTATTGATGGATATAGGCGAACCACTAGATTATGGAGTGCGTAGATATTGTTATGTTGAGTTCAGAAAAGAAGGCGATGGAGACACTGTAGCCGGAATGCGTATAAATACAAGGGAACAAACTGACTTTCCATAAGGAGTGAATCAAATGGGATTAACGATGAATAAAGACCCAAACACAGGTATTGAATTAGAGGGATTATATTACCGATTAGACAAGATAAACTTTAATGATTTTAACTTCCAGGTAGTAATTACAGGGTATGCCAGTCAAAAAGCGCATCAGGAAGGACACTTGCCTATCGCACAACCTAGAGCGGTAACGTGGGACTACTCAAAAGAAGATTTATTGAATGTGAATATATTTGAATACGCTTATACGATGCTTAAAACGCACGAAGATTTCAAGAGTGCAGAAGATGTGCTAGAGCCTGCGGAATAACCGTGGGTTTTTATTATGCAGAAAGGGGTGTGATTGGGATTGAAAAGAAAATGAGCTATGCCGAAACTATCGCTAGTATTATGTTGTTCGCATCTGGGTTGTTCACTATCGAACGTGGCATATTTTGGATAATAGAAAACGGCAGATCTATATCAGATTCTACTTTGTACACCACATTGAATTATGCGATGCCGTTATGGTGTTGGGGAGTCATTTTTACTTTGAGCGGTTTATTAGTCATCGGAGCCAGTTTGAAACTTCCGAAAAGAAATACAACTATTAGTTTTGCATGGTTTCTTTTAATCGGCGGACTCGGTTCATCAGTCGCTTACTTTATCATTACGATTGCAGGGTTCGGGAATGCCGTCAATTGGCTTACACCCGTGCAGTATATTACTTTGAGCGGCATGAATGGTATGTTGGCATTTTTAGGAGGGTTGCGTGTGTGGCAGATGAAAGGTATGTATTAAGGCATGAGTTAGAACAAACAAAAGGTACTCTGCACAAACGCATTAATCAGGTGGATAGCAAGCACGATGATAAGCACAGTGATTTGAAGTTGCTTCTGCATACTTTTATGGAAAGTCAGAAGCCGTTGAATAAGACGTTGGAGAGTATCGATGGCAAGATGGAAACATTAAATACAACAATGGCGGGCTACAAAGATCGGATTGTTGATATTGAATATGTGCAGAAGGATCAGAGCAAGAGACTGAAAGGCATCGAAGAAACACAAAAGAGTAAGAAAGACCAAAACACAAAAATAATTATTGCGCTGATTGGTGCGGTGTCCACATTAGGGGCGGCTGCATTTGGTCTAGCGCAATTCTTTTTTTAGGGGGGGGGTGAACTATTGATGGAACGTGAACAATTCACTGTAAGCGAAGGGAAAATTAAGAAGAAGTGAAGAACGATAAAATCAAAGGACTTATTCATCAAATTCTTGGAGTGCTATTCGCATTCTCCGCATTTGCTGGTGTAGCAGGGTTTGGCTTGGATTGGTTAAACGAAGAATTTATCAATTCATTCGGTCTATTATTGTATGCTGTAGCAGGATTTGGATATACAGCTTACACAATCTATAAAAATCATTTTAGCGGAAAAAAAGCGCAAAAGCAGAATGAAGAACTCAAGAAAAAAGGTTTGAAGTAGACATCTTAACAAACGTTGAGGTGTCTTTTTTATGCGAAAAATAAGGAGGAACGAATATGGCAGACCGTAAAGCAGAAGAAGTTGAAATCGAAGAAGGTATCGGCATTGAAGAAGTTCCCGAAGAAGGTTTTGAAGTCGAAGAAGTAGCGCAAGGCGAGTTTATCGGACTTCCAGAAGATGAAGCAGAAGAGGACGTTATGCCTGAAGAAACTGACGAAGTGGTCAATCACGATGAGTAGCTTTATCGAAGAAGTTAAACGGAACATTCCTTCAAATACGAAAATATTACCGTCTGTAATCGTGGCTCAAGCGATTTTGGAATCGGCACGTGGCAAGTCGGAATTAGCTCGTAAAGCGAATAATCTATTCGGCATTAAAGGTAACTACAACGGTCAATCCTACACCGTTCATACAAAAGAATATCTGAACGGTAGATGGACGACAGTCAACGCTGAATTTAAGAAATATCCGAGTTATCGTGAATCAATCATTGATCATGGTAACTTTTTTACGTCCACACCTTGGAGAACGCAGAACTATAAAAGCGTATTGAACGCTAAAGACTATAAAACGCAAGCGAGAGCGTTGCAGTCGTCGGGGTACGCTACTGACCCTCAGTACGCAAACAAGCTCATTAACTTAATCGAAACAAATAACTTATCGTCACTTGACGGTAATAATGGAGGTAATAGCGTGGGATATACGATAGTAAACATGATGAATCCAAGCATGTATAAATACAATGCGCCATATTCAATGCAACCGCTAGAAGTCTGTATACACAATACAGCGAACACAGCGACTGCTAGAAATGAAGTGGCGTACATGAACCGTACAGCTAATTACACATCATTTCATGTAGCAATTGACGACAAGGAAGCAGTACAAGCAATTCCATTTAACCGTAATGCTTTCGCAGCAGGTGACGGTGCAAATGGACGAGGTAACCGTAGAGCAATACACATCGAAATTTGTTACTCATTGGACGGTGGTAACAATGGTCATCAATCTGCTAGATACCTTAAAGCAGAAGAAAACGCAGCGCTTTATACAGCGTATGTACTTCACCAATATGGTTGGGGCGTTGATAAAGTTAAGAAACACCAAGACTATTCAGGAAAGTATTGCCCACATGTTATCTTAGCGAATGGTAAGTGGAACTGGTTTAAAAACCGTGTCCAAGCGCACCTTAACGCAATTAAAAAAGGCTCATCTAGTGCGTCTAAGAAAACGACTTCTAAGCCGAAAGTGAGTAAGAAGCCACAAGGCGTTAGTGAAAAAGGATGGAGCTTCGCAGGAACATTTGAAGCATCTGAAACGATCGTTGTACGTCGTGGGTACAAGTCTACAGGCGCACCACGTCTACACTTAAACAAACCAGTCGCAAAAGGTAGCTACTTAAAACCAGGCGACTTCATCAACTTTGACCACGTATGGTTCGCTGATGGGTATTGGTGGGTACGCTTTAAGTATCCAGGAAGAAAAGATAGTAACTACTACTTTGTTCCGCTTGGTGTTCGCAATCCTGCAGTATCGTTTGGTAAAGCGAAATTATGGGGTAAAATTACGAAGTTAAGTACGAAGAAGGATTCTAAAGTATTAGATTGGCACAAGAAGAACGCAATAAAATAACAACATCATAAACAAGTGATTTACTACAAACAATATAGTGATTTAACAAACCCCTCGAACAGTTACTGGAATGGCTGTAAGAGGGGTTATTTTTTATGCCATTTTTAAGATTTTCGCAATTTCTTATTCATAGATTGCGATGAAAATCTGTTATTTTTTCTATTTGTAGTCTAATATAGATATTGATAGAAAGAATATGGAGGCGAAAAATTATGAAAACCATTGAGGTGATTTTTCCAGCTAATATCGGGGATATGTCAGGAACTAAGGCGAACACAATTAGAAGTGTCATTGACAATGTTCTTGAACCCTTACAAAGAGATGTGACACACACATCAAAAAAATTAGATTTCAATATAGATGTAAACCCACAAACTTTTAGAATTGGCACAAGTACAGGAATCGAAGAAAGTTTTCTTGATACTCCTGCATCAGAAATTATTGCAAAAGTGACAAGCGAAATATTTAAAGCTCTACTACATGACTACACAGGAAATGTGGAAGTAGTTTACACAGTTACCAATGAGTTGAATTACAATTGGATTGAAAATAGAACTCAGCTCTCAAACGTGGATGGAATCAAATATTCAGGGTATAAACTATCTTATCAGAAAGATGGTTTCCTGGGTGATGTTTTAGTTCAACCTGATTATAACCAAGGTCTTGAAAAAGATATTAAAGAAACATTTTTCCAAGCTATTATGAGAAACTCTAATTTAGCCAATACAAACATAAAAGACTCTCAAGGTATAGAAGATAATATCAGTGAGATTATTCGAAGAATTGAAGGTGTCTATAAAGACGCTAGTAAATTTTTGAGTGATGATGTACTATGAACGCACTGAAAAGAAGAGAAGAAATTTTAACGAAAATAAAACAAAAAAGAGAAAAACAAAAAACTGACACTTTTAGAGAAAAAAATAAAAACAAAAAGTATAGTATAGATTTTAATAAAAATATATATGATGAATTACTATTCCGCAGTAGGGAGGGAGATAAATGAACAATCCCAACCCTAATACTAAAGCTTTCTCTATTAGAACATCTGACGGCATTACCGCAGATCAAATAGATGATTTATCATACGTGGACACCAATTTTTTGCTCGACTTAAACAACAAAAATTCTAAACACCATTCATATTGTACGGATTTTGTTGCGTTAATGGAGGAAAATGATAAATTTATCGCATATTCAAGTTGGGTAGAGAATGAACTGAGTAGAATTTTAAGACTCCAATATGCAAGAACATATTATAAAATTGATAGAATCAGCGATATAGATAAGCTGCCTTTAACAGATAGACAACTCATAAATCAAACTGCATTTTCTGAAGCTGAACAATTAATATCTTCACTTGATCATATGTCTCTTAATGTAGGATCTCCTAGCAGTAGCGCTAATGAAGAAGCAAAGAATATAAGTATCCAATCAGGAATGCAATTTGATGACTCTCTTCACATCTCAGTTGGTCTGGAAAATGGCATCAATAGTTATATCACAAGTGATGGAGGCTTCTTAGATTTTAGAAACGGTAAAAACAATATAAATATTTATGGGGCAAGCCAAACTATAAGTGACCTATATAAAAAAGAGCCTGATAAAAACAGACTAAAATTCGAATTTTAA